AGGGACGGGTTATATATGCAGTCAACTGTAGTCAACAAAAAGAGCGGACATTCAGCATGTCCGCCCTTCATTAAAACAATAAGAGCGGGTCTATTGCAGACCCGCTCTTTCCTTATTCTTTTTCTGCTTCACCGTCCAGAAGGACGGACTTGGCAGAATCAATCGCCTTGTTCAGGGCGATTGACTGCCTTTCCGTGACACATTTTTCAGTCAACCGCCCTAATGCGGCAAGGAGATCAAAAATCTTTCCGTTATTACTTTTTTGTTTTTCGCCGGTGTACGTAAACGGACGTGTGTCTACTATCATAAGGGCAGTATGTCCGTGACTGTCACGGGTCACGGCGATAAAATCGCTTTTCCGGCCTATGCAGTCAATGCTGACTGCAAACGCAACGGATGTCATAGATACGTATTCGCGTAAATGAGCTTTACCGGAGAGCGGTATAATTGCAGACTCCACCCTTTTGTTTACCAGATTGCAGAATCTAGCTTGCACGGCGTCAAAAGACATGCTTTTGACACCTGTTTTCTCTGCATTTTTCCGCATGGAAGAAAATATGCATCCAAGCAGTTCCGTCGTTTCGTCCAGACCGGACACCGGCAGTTGGTCCGGAACCGTGAGAACCAACGAATCATTTTTAAAAACTGCTTTCGCAGTTTTTTTCTGTGTTTCTTTCTGAACGTCAACTTTTGTATTATCCATAAGTCGTCCTTGCGGTATATATAGTAGATACCGCGCTACACCTATATACAAGCAGTGCAACGCACTGCTGTTGATAGCATATATAACCCGTCCCTATAGGCAGATATACTATACAGCTGTATGGACTTACGTTTTACCCGTCAGGATCCATCCGTACACCTACGCAAGCAGTCAACTATACAACCATATAGTATCCTACTCTTACCGTCCGGATCCCTATGCTCATAGTCCGTATACTCCGATATACGACTATGCGCCATACATAGTAATAAATACCCGCTGTCAAAGATCAAAACTAAAAATTATTTAATCAACTTATACATACAGTATACATAATAAATAATTTTTGTCAATAGATAAAAAATATTTTTTTGCATTATTTTTGTGCCGACTGTGCACACTATATAGTAGATACATACATATGCCGTACACGTATAGACGTACTGTATATGCGTACCTTAAATGAATCTTTAAAAACACGTTCAAATACGTATAAAAAAGTCGAAATTCGCACGAACCCTACCTGACTCGTAAAACGATAAAAAACCATGCCCCCACAGTCGTATAAGCTGTACGTGCATAGCTAATCCTATATAGTACATAAAGATAAGGCACTTTTATAAAAAATAATCATAAAAATCATATAAAATGCAAACTATTTGCATTTTCATTTTTCTTTAAGATTTCTTTCACTTTTTTCATTTTTTTAAATTTTTCCCGGAAGGGTTAAATATTCTTTTGACTTTTTGCAACGTACTTGAACGTGTTTTTCAAGACTGCTTTAAGATTCTACTGCCTACTATACCCATAGGTATTTGTTTCTTCTATATACTGGTGCACGGCGTAAATGCATAAATTAATCTTAAGTCCTTAAAAGTTTAAGAATTGAAGTGCACAAAAATCATAATAAATAATCATGTAAAAAACGTTAGTTTGACAGGTCAAAAAGCGCAGATTTAAGAATCTTAAAATAACCTTAAAATATTATGGGCTAAAGGTCTGCTTTTTTTCTTACTGTACGGTATACAGAAAAAAGGAAGAACCCGTTTCTGCCCACAATTTATGATTTTCAAATATTAAATATTTTTAATAATAAGGAATATTTATATATATAAAATTAAATAAATTTATTTATTTCATGGAAAAATAAAAATAAATAACGGATTATCAATACCCGCCGGAAACCGGATAAGCCTGTAATTGACAGGACCAGGACCGGGGTGTACTGTATAACCGGAGGATCTGTATGGCTTATAATTATGATGCTCCGGACGGATCTGCTGACACCGGGGATGTACAGGACGATATTTTAAGGACTGATCCGGAAAGTATGGAAAAAATACCATATAAGGATCTGCGTGAAAGATGTATAAAATCCTATTCACAGGTACTCCGTGATGACTTTGCATTTGATCTCAATATGCTTTCAAAGGAACTCCGTATAAAAATGATGGACGATCCTGTATATAAACTGAAAACCAAAGCATTACGCGCGGGGATGTTCAGGGACCAGTTCAGTACGCTGCGCAAAATACAGTATTCCGGAAGCTCAACGGTGGACGGAAAGGACAATACGTCTAATATACTGTCCGCACTGAAATCCGGGAATGAGATGATGTTCCATGACCTGAATAATGAGAACGAGGACAAGAAACTCAACATAACATTCGTAGCAGAAAGTAAGGAAGATTTTGAGAATGATCCTAAGATAGAACTGCATATAGGAAAGAATGTATCCGGAGTATTATCGGACGGTACGGACGGGTCGGAGGAAGACAAATTCAAGGAAAAAGCAGAACAGCTGATGCGTGGTAAAAAAGAGGACGAAGATGATAATTAAATGTCTTCCGCATCAGGGAAAGTTCCTCCAGGCTCCTTATGTATTCCCGGGAGTAAGATTTTTTTTTGATATATGCGGGTATGCTGCAGGAAAGACAAGCGGGCTTGTATACAGTGTACTGATGGCGGTGGATTATTTTTCAGGATACAGGGATATGGAAGGTAAAAAACCGAAACTTATAGTAGCCGGGATAACACTAACCTTCCTCAAGAAGACGTTCTCAGGGGCACTGATTAATCTTCTTGAACTGTCAGAAACTCCTTATAACTGGAATAAGGCTGACAACATCATAGATATCTGCGGGGTACAGATTTTTCTTCTGCCTATAAATGATGCCTCTGTAGTGTTCGGATATGATGTTGCCGGAATCTTTGTGGATGAGCTTGACGAGCTTCCGACGGATATTGCAATGCAGGTTGTAAAGAAACTGAATGACCGTGCCCGTCAGCCTGTAAAGGACCGGCGTCCGGCATTCATCTGTTTTGCAACGACATCACAGGGACTCAAAGGAACATACCAGACAGTACAGGATTTTATCCAGAAGGATATTTCCTATATGATTATACACGGGTCTACACGTGACAACATTTATCTGCCTTCAGATTATGTGGATACAATGTATAAAATATATGATGAAAAGGAGACCCGGTGCTATCTTGAGGGGGAATTTCTGGCCGTGGAGTCCGGGCTGGTCCTTCCGCAGTATAATCATGCGGAACATTTCCTGTCAGGAATAGATTTATGGGACTGTCTGCCTGAAGGACAGAAAGTATATATTGCCCAGGATTTCAATCAGGGGTCGGGATTCAACAAAGCTGTGGCTTCGACGCTGATAGACGGGGTGATGTATAATATAAAAGAGTACGAATTTCCGGACTGGACGGCGGCACCGAGGGTGTTCCGGTCGGATTTTCCGGGACAGGAGATATGGTGGGTTCCGGACATGACATATGCGCAGAACTTCGGGATGGCTGGAAAGTCGCTCCGGGCGTATAATATAAAGATCGTACTCAAGAGTGCCAATCCTCTGGTATCCGATCGTATTGTTGTAATGAATGCCCTGCTGCATACAGGACGGATGTACAATTGTGATTTCTGCAGGGATACTGACAAGGCCTGTATGACCTACCAGTATGACAGGAAGACGGGAAAGCCGATGAAAGGAAAGACAAGCAAATCGCCGGATCATATAATCGACTGTCTCGGATATAATTCCTATTATATAGTATCAAATGAACCGTCCATGAAGGATTTGTTCGATGTTACAATCAACAGGTTCAAACGCAGGCGGGATGAACTCGGATATATGGAAATGGACGGGATGACTGCTAAACTCCGTGAGATAGGAAACCGGAAGAATGAGAAACAAGGAGACTCGGATGTATAATTATAAAGAACTGTATCATATCCTTTCTTCGGAAGGAATGACCGCGAGACGTACATCGTCAGGAAATGTACGCGTCCGTGATGTAGGCGGATACAAGGGGCTGAAGTTATCTATTGTAGACAGCGTGGTCAGGGATATGGATAATTCCATGCAGCAGGACTGCTCTGCAGCGTACGGGTCCAGGTTCCAGACGCCTGTGGATATAAGATGTGATGTATATAAATCGATACCGCGTGTATATGATATGCTCCAGGGAAAAACCAGCATTACACGGAGCAATCTTGATTCCGTACGGGGTGTCCTGGATACCGTACAGAATCCTGTAATGGGAATAAATATGCCGCAGGATGTAATACAGAATAATATAACGATGCCGAACCTGTGGATATCCCCGGGGGAGGCAAGCTCACTGTACTCACAGAAAGGACTTCTGGAGACCGTCATAAATAAGAAGTCAAAGTCAATACTCCTGAACGGTCTTAAGATCCGTAATCCGAGGTTCAAGCCGAGGCAGATAGACCGTATATCCGAGAATGCGCTCAGGCTCAATCTTCCCGGAATAATATCCAGCGGAATGGTCGACTCCCTGGTATACGGAGGTGATCTTGTATTTGCGATGTTCAAGAAGGATACGCCGCTTACCATGGGGCTTCCTATGGAGGGTCTTCTCCGGCTGGGGATACTTGGAAAGCACTGCATAGACCGGTTCATATCCCTTGACCGGTGGAATACCTGGATTATCCCGCCGGTAGCTCCCACTCAGCGGGATTTCCTTGAGCCGTCATTTTATTTCATTCCGTATATGGGATGCGATGTATCCCGGAGCAGGACTGCCAGGATCATTACGTCCCCGCAGGCCGGATGGTGGGGGAAGATATGGACGCAGGGATGGGGTATATCAGATTTCTGCGGGTACTATAAATCATATGAGCAGTATAAGATTGTAATGAGTACAATGCCGTATATGATCCAGCAGATGTCCCTTCTTGTAAGGACTGTGGCTATAGACGGTATTCTTGCTACGCAGGGATCAAACGCCCTTTCGGATGTACTTGACGAGAACCAGGTGCATGTACGGAAGGTCACGCCGGATAATCCTGTCAATATGGACGTGACGGGAGATCTCAAGGCTATAAACCGTAATTTCTCACAGGTACCGGAGATGACGAAACTTCTCAGGCAGGATTTTGCGGCGGATGCTGATATACCGGAACCGATGCTTTTTTCTTCGGAAAAAGGAAACTTTTCATCCGGGGACGATACACAGGGAAACCTCTCGAAGCAGTGGGAGAATGTAGAGTATATACATAAGGAATGTGAGACACAGCTTAAACGGATAGCCATGATCGTGGTGATCGACACGCTCGGAACTTCAAAGGAAGTTATGGATGCCCTTCCTTATACGGAGATATCATTCGATTCACCTATTATAGCAAATGCTACAGAGAAAGCGGAGATCGCATCGAATCTGTCAAAGGCGTTTTTTGATCTTGTGGCAGGACAGATGCCTATGGATAAGGCAGCGCAGCTGGCGTTCTCCTATGCAGGAGATGATATGTCCCTGTCGTCGGAGCTTCTTGAGCAGCTGGCGGATGTACAGAAGAAGAAGGATGAACAGTCGGACAGGAAATTTGAGTCGGATATAAAGAGTGCGGAGAAAAAAATTATCCCGGACAGCAGCGTGACGGTTAAGGACCCGGAGAACCCGGGGAATACCAGCAAGGATAAATACTCACCTCTTGAGCAGAAACAGCATGAGAAGACCCGTATAGGAAGTGAGAAACGTACCGAGGGGCTTGCAAGGGCTGAAGGACGTATGAAAAGATAACTTGACAGATGTATAGTAAGGGGGTATTGTTTAGCTATGGCACTTTATAATGATAAAAAAGAATCCATTGCTCCGTATATTGTTGTAAAGAATGTTATTCTCTGCCGGTCGGGTCTTCAGGTATATACTGCGGATGAAATTGCCCGGAACGGGCAGCTTGATATGACCGGGCATGACAAGGCTTCATATATAGAATACAGGCAGCCGTCCGTAGTAGTGGCGGCTAAAGATAAGATGATGCGTCTTCCGGTGGCGAAGGAGCATCCTGACGGGGAATGGATAACTCCTGACAACTGGAGCCGGTACGCAAAGGGTATTACCGGGGAGTCTGTCGATGTTATTCCGATTGACGGCGGAGAGATAGGCATACAGTCGTCCCTTGCATTTTATACCCGGGAACTGTATGAGTATTATACGAACGGCAACAAGGAAGTTTCCCTCGGTTATAAATGTGACAAACGGTGGGCTACAGAAGAGGAGAGTCAGAAATACGGATGTGACATTATGCTTACGGAAATAACGGATGTCAATCATCTTGCACTGACGGCTCTGGGGAGAGGCGGAGACAAGGTGGCTGTACTTGATTCTGTTTTTGGAGGTCTTATGAAAATGAGGACAGGTATTTTTCAGTATGTATTCAGCAGGGGCCGGGCTGCAGATTCTGCGGTACCGTTTTCTGCCGGGGTGTTTACGCAGCTTGAAAGTGTAAAGGATAAGGGAAACGATGAACTTGCGGCGGCTGCCGGAGTGGTTCTGGACTCTATAGTTGTTCTTAAGGATTCCCCGGGAAAAGAGGAATTGTGTAATATGGTACAGGACTGCTTCGACAATCCTGCAAAAGCTGTGGCCAATAAGGCAGAGATAAGCAAAGTGCTTGACTCATGCTATAATTCAGTTTCAGGGGAGAGTATGAAAGACGTAGAAAAGGCTGTTGCTCCGGCTGCAGTTACGGATACAGACGGAAAAGGAAAGAATACCAATAATGTGGCTGACTCTGAAAAGAAAGAGGCAGAAAAAAAAGAGGATGAAAAGGAAACGGAAGAAGAAAAGAAGAAAGAAGCTGATAAGAAATCCGGTACGAAGGATTCGGCCCAGGCAGTCGTCGACGCACTTGTTCCTGCGGTTACGAAAGCCGTAATGGATTCTCTCGGTGCTACGCTTGATTCAAAAATCACGGCTGCTGTACAGAAGATAACGGGTATTTCGGGTAATACGCCGAAACCGGATGGCGGTAAGGTAACTGACAGTACGGATTCCTTTGATCTGGAGACTGCTCAGGAAACAATACATGAGCTGTTTAATTAAGGAGGAGCGACAATGATAGAGACAAGTGGTTTTTCACTCAGCATTCAGACAGGAATATACAAGCCCTCGGCGTCCGTAAACGGAGTACAGGTAAAGATCGGAATCAACAATGTTTTCACCCTTTCGGGATCGGCATTGCTTAATCCGGACGGGACTGCGGAGAGTAACGGAGCAACGTTCGGTAACGGGCTGTTTTACAATGCGGCGGCAAAAACCAATGCATTATATATAGGAGCACCGACAGTGGCGAATGCTGCTCCTAAGTTCGCGGGTATCATCATACGTTCCATGGGTGTCGAGGGATCCTATCCTAATGGAGGGGAACTGGTACATTCACATAATAAGTTTGATATTGCCCGGGACGGATACTGGCGTTACCGGTCGGGAATTACGACCGCAGGTGCTGCACTGGTGTTCAGCAACGCGGTAATTCTTATCGGCGCCTATGCATATGTGCGTAATACTGACGGTGCAGTCGCTTTCGGGTCGGCTGCTACGGCCGCAGGATTTACGACAATCGGCCGGATCAGTGAACTGAATCCGGATGACCAGAGCTGGGTAGTTCATGTGGATTCTGATAATTCAGTATTTACAGCTGCAGCGTAAGGAGGAGAGACAATGGCTGAATATATAACTGGAAAATCTATTTCGGAGAATTTCCGGAGAAAAAGTGAAGCTGATCTTATGAGTATGTATCCGAAGGGTATGTCGGAGATAGACGGGATCCGTATCGGTACGGAGTCACGGTTCCGTGTTTCAACCGGATCACGGGCTGCTGCTGTATACGGAAGCCAGCATGATTCACTTCTGCCTGCGGAGCCTTCGGCACGGTCATACTGGTGTCCGTGTGACGAGCGCGGGATACAGCTTCCTGTAAAGCCGCTTATCCGGTTTGAGGCTGACCCGCAGGTTGCACTTCATACGAAAAGTGCGCTTGACTCCCTCATTTCATCAGGGGTTACTCCGGCGGATGCAAAAAAGCGTATTACTGGATCCTTGAGACCCGTGTTCTTCTATGATGCGCAGGAAAAGCAGTATGTCGTAAAACCGCTTATGAAGGGTGTAAACGACTCAATGCTTACAAGTTCTGCGATTCCGTACTGGAATATCGGTATAATGTACCGTATTTTCAAGCAGCCGTATGCAGCGAGTAAGGCATCAAGACTTGTATCTGTAGAGAGTTTCGGGAATGCCTGGTGTGATATGGTCATGGTGTTCAAGGAAGCATTTGAAGGATACGCGCGTATCAATAATACAGCGCTCGGCGATGTAGAGCAGACAAATTCAAGCCCTGTCCTGAACAAGTTCGGAACAATCATGTCCCGGATATACAATATTGCCATTGACTATGACAGTTCCATTGCGGAGGCTCTTGCAGCCGGAGCGGGTACGCCTCTTACGGCCCAGGGGATCGGTGACAGGGAACGGTTTGCAGCCATGATGCTCAACCGTATTCAGGACCAGCTTACGTATTTCGGTGACGCGGAGTCAGGCTTTACGGGTCTTATGCAGAGCTGTACGCCTGTGACTTACACAGGAACGGCGCTCCATACGATCTATAAGGGAAGCTCTACTACAAAAGGTTCCGATATAACGAAGGAGTTTATCGGTCTTATTGCAGACTTCATGCTTGCAAACCATTATATGAGCAACCTGATGAATATCAACGTGAGTCCATATACGTACCAGGCTCTTACAAGTACGCTGTATTCTGATAATTTTAACGGTGAGTCTCCTATGGAGACAATACAGAAGCATTTTGCACAGGGTGAGGATCTCGGCGGTGGTCTTAAGAAACTTTCATTGAGTTTTGCTGTTGATGCCATGCTTGATCCGACGGTTACAGGCGGGTCGGTAAATCCGTTCAACACGAATGCGTATGACCTTACGTATTTTACGGTACCGTCGGTATCGAGTGCGATGGGTGACGAGATGGGTCTGGTTATTCTGCCGGAGCCTCTTTCTACGTTTATCGTACCGCCGATCATGTCACGGCAGGGTATGCTGTATACCCAGTACAAGCGTATCGGAGGAATCATTGCTCCTATCGCGGGTACAGTCGCAGTTTATAAGGGACTCGGATATTCCGAGTAAGGGGATACAGAAATGAGTAATGCAGAAGTGTGGATTGTAAATCATATGGGTTATGCTACACGGTACGTAACAGCCCGGTCCGATAAGGAACCGGAAGCGGCACTTACCGTGCCCGTACAGACTGTCGATATACTCGGGGAGAAAGTATCCAGTAATTACGCGGCCTGTACTGAGGATACGTATAAAAGTCTTCTGGCCCGGTGTCCTGTATTCGCACGGGACATCAAATCCGGAAATATTGTAATGACTACAGTAACTCCGGAAGATACGAAACCTGCTGAAACACAGATTTCAGCACTTACTGCTGAAAATGCAGCGCTTAAGGCTGAACTTTCAGTAGCAGCCACATCATCCGGAGTAGCGGAATCAGAGAAGAAACTTGCAGAGGCGCAGCAGAAACTGGAGGATGCACTTGCACAGATTGCTGCGCTTAAAGATGCAGGTACAGGAACTAAATAATGACACCCCTGCTGGTGGATGGAGTACCGGAACGTATCGACGCCCGGTATTTCCGTGCACGGTATAGTGATAAGTTCTCGGTATTTTCAGAAGGGGATAAGGATGATCTTATTACGGCTGCTGTGAATGACATATACACTATGTTCACGGGGGTTCAGACATTATGGTCCGGTATGCCTCTGGATGTATGGTATGACAAGACCCGGATGTGTTTCGGACTGCTTACGGCCTGGTATATTGCGGATTTATATCCGGAATATACGGATGCTGTAGCTTCTACGGGAGGAATGCCTATAAAGTCAAAGAGCATAGCCGGAATACGTATTATATTCTCGGATACTGATAAGTTATTTTCCGGAGTTCTTGACGCACTTAAGACAAATGTTTTCGGGTATAAGGCATGGCTGATGATTACCAGTTCAGCAAAACGTGCGATGCTGTATGTGAAATAGGGGGTATGTATGGGGCAGCTTTTTTTTAATGTAAAACATTCCTTACGGATGAATGGAAAATTATGTGTTCCTGCTGTAAGTTATAAACTTCCGGTGTCCTGGCAGTCTGATGCTGAGGAACTTATGGAGGCTGGAAAATTATGTATTACGGACCGTGTTGTGGTATTTCAGAACGGCCGTCCGGTTGATCGGCACGATAAGGAAGTCGAGCTTTTGTGTTTTATGCCGAATAAAAACGCTCCTGTGGTATCTCCTGCGAGGATCTGAGTATGGCAGGATGTTACGGAGACATGCTCTCATTTTTTCCGGAACTTATGCGGCCCTGTACGCTGTTCAATATGAGTCCTAGGCCGGCCGGGGGATTTTATCCGAGGACCGGTATTGTTCATATAAAAGGTATTGTTATATTCGTCCGCAACGGGAAGATTCTTGAGCAGAATGATACTATTTCGGCAGTGGATACTCCGTATTTGTGGTGCCGTGAAAAAGTTGTTCTGGCTGGATTTGCAGTACAGGATGATGAACCTGGTTCTGTTTTCCGTGTAGAGGAGGGGAACCCGTATAAGAAGGAAGGCGGGTTCTATATGTATGTGCTGTCAAGTGTTACGGGGAATACAGATACACAGACAGAGGATGTATCGGTAACGGACCATGTGCGCGGCAGTTACTAAGCCCGATGCTTACGGAATACGGGAACTGTCGTATTTCATGCGTGAGAATAAGACCGAGGAGAAACGGCAGGGCGGATATTCCGAGGGGCGTATGCGGCTGGCCCTGTATGAGGCGTATGAAGCGTCTCCGAAAGACAGTATAAAGTTTTTGTATTCTTTTTCGGATACACTCCGTAATCCGTTTTATATGGGTAAACAATATGGAGGGGAAGCTGTTACTTTCCGGTGGCTGTACGCCCTGCTGTCCGACAAGTCGGTATACGGGGAAAGTTTTCTTGACCGTTATTTTTCAGTGGACATTTATTACAGGCTGGAGAGTGAGATTGCGAAAGTATACCGTACGCTGAACCGGAGGGACAGCCGGGGAAGATATATATCCGGGTATGCTCAGAAAACGGAACTCGGTAATTTCGGGGCAGTAGTCCGGAGGGACTGTTCGGATTACCTGCATGAGGGAAATATGGGTACGGCATCGGAAGCTACGCTTAAAAAACGCGAGTCTGCAGGTATTTCGGGAAGTTCCCTGTTCATTGCGACGGGGCAGCTTATAAATGATATGACGGTTACTGTAGCGCTTAATACGGAGGTAATGAATGGCTGATACTGTTACGGGAGTAACTCTTGAGTCTGTTTTTCAGAGTCTCCGTAAATTATTATACGGTACCGGGGATACGCCGGAAAAAGATGCTGCCATAGAAGCCGAGGCCCGGAAATATATAATCCCGATGAACCATAACTGGCTGAATCCTATTGTGACGGCTGGAAATGATACTTTTGTGGAATATATTGTAGAGTCGGACGACCGTGTGACGCAGGATGTTCAGGCTTATAATGCCGTAGCTGTCCCGGTTAAAAAGGCTGTTGTTCTTTTAAGGTTTATAGGTGTACAGGGTGAGGCCTGGGCGAAGGCCTTCCATATACTGTCATCCCGACAGGATGCTGCACAGATATGGTTTCAGGAATGCTATGCCAGGTCACTGGATTATATCTCGGCAATACACTGTCATCCGATTGACTATTTCGGACATAACGGGGCACTTGCATGGGATATACGTATAACGTTATGCTATACAGAGGTATACTATCTGGATCTGCAGCCGCTCGAATCGGTTACACTGGCAGGCGGTAATGTAGGTTAGAACAGGAGGATGAGGAATGCAGTTTAATTATTTCGGCAGTGTTGCCAATCGTAAGGTAAAATTTACGTCGGGTATCACTTCAGTGGAAGAGGATACAAGTGTAGAGAACTTCAATTCGCTTATAATCATGATCCCGTCATTTCTAGCCGCAGCCAATATTACCGGGTATGACGGTTCCGGACTTACTGCCTCGAAGCCTGTAGTAAAGACTGTTACGGCTGATAACTACGCGGATGTACTGACAGGGGAATTGTACAGCCAGTGGGCGTCTGTGTTTAATTCAGGGGCAAATACCGCTGTGACTATGTATCTGATAGTATTTCTTTGTACTCCGGATACATTCGGCACGTATCTTACGGTTACTGCCACAACGATAGATTTTTCGCCGCTTACGGTCGCTTTCAACAAGTATTATTACGCGGGGTATTTCAAGTTCATGTTCTCGGAGCACTACGACGGAACAGTAAGTACAGTCACCGGGTTGGCATATGATGATTCACATTATTTTGATCTCGCCCTTTCACTTGCTTACCTTGTAGAAAAAGAAAGTACGTTATCCGCTACGATTCCGTTTGTAAAGCTGGATCTTACGGGTGCTACGGTTAATAAATGCGGAGTAATTACCAAGACAAAAGCCGAGGAAATAGCGGGCATGACGGCCCTTAATGAGACGGGTATAAACTATACGCCTGCTGCTGATCCTGTTTTTACTGCGGATACGACTATAGTTTATACGACGGGGGTTACGGCGGCCAGTACCGTGGCAAAAGCGTCGGAGTATGTGGCTGTTCCGTCGGGGGCGACAAAGGTAAAACTTACAGTTCCTATCTCATCTAACAGTGCTACGACAAGCGGCATAGCTTTCTATACCGCTGCGAATGTGTATATATCAGGTGTAAAGGTAAACACGGCGGCAGCCTACGGATCCGAGATACGTACGCTCGATATCCCGGATACTGCGGCTTTCTTGAAAACGATCTGGTTTACTGATACTGTTACTTACGGGGCATTCTCCATGAGTTTCGGCACAGTCCTGGAAAATCCGAGGAATCTGTATTTCTGGGGTGCACTGCATCTTATAGCAGGGGACAGGGTATATATGTGCGTCCACAGTGAAGATGTAAATTATATTCCTGTCGTATTCAAGAACTTCTACAGTGCTGTAAATGTTTCCGGAATATATACGGGGAATAAACTTGATTTCCTCCGGTTGTCAGGGGACAGTATAAAGCCTACGGGTCTTGTGGATGATCTTAATGCGGATGCCAATGATAACCTCACATCTCCGCAGTGGACTATTCTTGACTCGAAGAATGTAGGGTATCTTATGAGTATTGCGGACGGTACGCTGAATAATTCTGTAGTAAGTCAGATGATTTCTGTTACTGACGGAGTGCCTGTACTTGCAGATATGATCGCAAAGTATGTGGATTACCACTGCTCGCAGGATATTGCAAAATGGCTTACTTCGGCTGCTACGCTTACGGATCCGGTGCTTAAAAGTGAGGCAGCTTACGCTGAGGTCCAGTCATATCTTACAAAGTATCTGGCATTGTTTGTGGCAAATGGACGGTTATCCAGAATAAGCCTTAATTTCCCGGCTTATTCATCACAGACATCCAAGACAAAGTTTACAGTCACGCAGGGCTGGTCTGCAAAGTATGTTTATGATCTGCGTGAAATCGATATATCCGGTACAATTACCGCATAAGGGAGGATGATAATATGTCTTTCGGACCGAATCTTTTAGGTACTGCACATCGTGCAAGTTTTCAGACCGCAGGAGGCACGCGTGTAAAACTGCGTCATCCGTACCTTGCGGGACAGCTGGCGACGTCCGCTTCCGGGGCATCTGTAGACGGATCATATGACGAGGTCGATATTTCGGAGAGTGCAAAACTCGATGATGAGTTCTTCCGGGCGGATCCTCTTATGGATTCAAGTAAGATGATTGTACTCGTCAGCGGGTCTACGGTTACGATAACAAATGATGTGCAGGCCGGAACGATGACACTTCATCTGGTTCCTACGACAGGTCTTGCAGGATCCGGGGACGGAATAGTCTGTATGCAGCTTATTGCCGCGTGTAAGGATTCTGTAGGAGGAGTACTTACAACCCAGAAGGATATCAACGGTAAGACCATCACTAAGATATTCTACGGATTGTCCGTAGCAAATGTTCCGTATGAAGTTCTTTCCGGGAATGATGTGCCAGTGTATAACTGCAAGTTGCTTTTTGCCGGATGGATACAGACTGTTTCTGCTGCGTCGGTTTCGGCCAAGGCTATCTGGGCTGCAGGAAATACCCAGGGTCTTTCTGCTATATTCAAGCAGTATGGTATCAATAAGGCGGACAGTGCCTCTGTTAATGCTGCGACTGCAGGTACCCAGCTCGGGGATTCCGGTATGGATGATAAGTCCGAGTCGGAGGGCATCGAGGATTATGACGCGGCAAACCTTGCGGGTATTACGGCGGATAATGATATGCTCGGTGTAGTTTATGATAAGGACCATTCAGTAATTTCCAAGACATCACTTACATAATACGGTATACCGGACTTCGGGGGGAGAAAGGAGCGTTATATGGAAATAACCCGGAGTGCCGGATCATCCCGGCAGGGTATATTTCTCGATGCGTCTGTACAGGAACGGCATACCCAGATGGAGATAGTTCGCAACGAGGTTCAAAAGAACAGGATTGCGTTTTTCTTTCCTGACGGGTTTGCCGATATTCCTGTCATCGAGGAATGCCGGATTCTCGAGGATATTGAGAACTTTGACCTTATGTATGATATTATGATGCAGAAACTTTCCGGTAAACGTGTAGAGATCGGACTCCGGGATGGAAAAGGCGTTATGAAATCCATGGCTAAGTTTGTCATAACCAACCGTTATATGGATCTCCGGGGAGTTGATTTTATCGCGGAGTATCCTGTTGTCATAGCCTGGCTTCTGGAGTTTATGCAGGATCTGCTGTTAAAAAAATTTCCGCTTCCGCCGGAAGACTGGAGCCTGGAAACGGAAGCAGCGAAAAAAAGAAAGGCTCCGGTTACGCAAAAGAACTCATAGACAAACATTATAAAACAGGCTGGCTGTGGCTGTATTATTCATATCTTGACCGGTTCCATGTTGTTCCTGTAGATATCAGGGATATTCTCGGAATGCCTGAATATGCAGATGTATCTGCCCAGATTATGCAGTACAATATACTCATGGCTAAGGAGGGGGAATGACCTTCGGTAATGATTTTGTAACCTACAGTATGAGTGTACCTGCGTCACGGAAAGGGCAGAACGTATCATATCTCCGGGATATGGAGTCCAGGGGTAAATCAATAGAAACTCTTTTTGCCGGTACGGCAGCAACCGATCTGGAGAAATCCATGACCGGATATATTGCGGCATACGACGAGAAAACAAAACGTGCAGTCCTTACGGTAACTACGCTTAAAAAAAATGAATCACTGCTTCAGACAGCAATGAGTAAAGCGCTTAAATACAGGGGAAAGGGGATGTTCTCCGATACGGCCAAGAAACAGGGAATGATATCCTCTGTGGAGACTCCTTATATCCCGGTGTCGGCTGAAGGATTGTCCCCGAAGGCTGTGGCTGGAGCAAAGTATTCGCTTCTCCGGGATCTCGGGGTACAGGATACTGAGGATCCGGATACGCTGCGGCTTCCGGCAAATATACGGTATACGCGAAGGATGCAGTCCAGGCTGGCTACTAAAGCGTCTTCAGAACAGACTGCGCCCCATCCGGAGGATAGTATTATCTGGAAACAGGAACTTGACAGGGACCGGAAACGCCGGGCGCTGAATCTCGGGGTTGATCCGAAGAATCTTCGTTATGAGGTGCCTGCCGGAGGAAAGTCTGAGATTCCGCAGGATTTCATTGACAAGCAGAACAAGTTTCTTGACACGCAGCGGAAACAGAACGGAAGTGAGAAATCATCATCATTTATAGCCTCTATGGCCAAACTTCTTGCATCTGTATTTTTTATACAGCGTACAGTTCTGAAATTATATGAAGTGGCGAAGCAGGGAGCCGACCGGGGCCTGAGCACTGCTGTATCCTCAATAGAACTCGGAGTTGATTCCGGAGTAATCACCCAGCTTCAGGAAGATGAGCAGAAGTACGGGGTTGCTCCGGGGACTACGGAGAAAGGACTCAGCAGACTTCTCACGGCGTTCAACTCTCCGGAAGCCCTTGAATCCAGTGAGAAACAGATCAGGGGACTTGCGCTTCTCGGGTCAGGAACTTCCCAGCAGGGAAAACTTGTACAGTCCGCGGTGAACGTAGCTGTCAACGGCGGGAATATTATGGATGTATTCTACGGGATAAGACAGGCTGCGTCCGAACTGATCGCTAAAAACAAGGACCCGTACGGCAGGACTATGCCTACGAAGGCGCAGAGTACCCGGGAAGTATTACGGTTTATTTCTGCAAACCTGAGTCCCGAGATCGCTTCCCTTATGTCACATGAGTACCAGTATTCCGGAAACAGGGAGACGGCCAATGCGGGAGGAATAAAACCGAGCAGCAATGAGGTCCTGCACGCTGCGTCTCTTGCGACTGCACTCAGTGAGCTGACCGGAATACTCACCAGTCTTAAGGAAAAAATCGCATCCTGGGTAGACCGGAGCGGAATTATAAATAAAATAAGTGATTTTCTTATAAGCCATTGGGGGACTAAAGAGGAGAAGGCGGAAATGGTCTCCTATAATCAGCAGATCAACAAATCTCGTATGGAGGCGACAAAAAGTACGCTGGCGGCTATTCAGAACTCCGGGGATGTGAAGGAATACTACAGGGCTATGTCAGCTGCTGCAGAGTCCATAGGGTATTCACCGGAGGCAAAGATATTCCGCAGTTCCAGTTTTGGAAAAGTATCCATGAAGGATATGGCAGACTGGTCCGTAGGAAAAAGCAGTACTCCGTTTGATCTCGCGGATGTATCTGCGTTTATGGATTCGTTCCGTAAGAAAATACGGAAGATGAATCCCGAGCAGAAGGCTGTTGCGGAAAAGTGGCTTTCTTATATGCCGGATATGGCGCTGAGCGGGCTGTACGCGGAGGGTCTGCAGAATAATCTCTCGTCATACAATCCGGGAAAAGAGACTGTAACCATGATGACTCCGCAGACTGTCCTTGATGTGACCCGGGGAAATCTTGAGACCGGAACATCGAAGTACGGTACAATGACAAGCCTTGAGCGGATGAGCTGGATGGACTGGTTTCATAAGCTTTCGAGTCCGGGACCCGGAAGATCCGAGGTTTACGGGAACAGGGAAGTTGCACCGGGGTTATCCCGTACAATGTCGGATGCGGCAGTTATGTCCGGGATTATCTCTCCTGCACTCGATAAACTGCTCAGTTTGTCTGCGAAACCTGCACAGGTTGATTCCAAACTGGATCTCACAAACAACATAAAGGTTGTGGTACCCGGAGGGGAGAGTGACTACAGTGACTCGAAGAGTTATAATTATAAAGGTACCGGCGGGCGTAAGATCAATGCTGTAAACGGAAGTATATACAATCTTAACGACAAATTTCCGTCAGGTTCCCCATTGTCAGGGAATGTCCTGAATAAGATAAAATAGGAGGTACGGATGTTCACTGCTCAGAATGCATTTACATCGAAAGGAGTTGATGCGCTGTATGTCGCTACGGCTCTGCGTACCACTTCCCGGGCGATCAGCAGTTTTGACGGATGCTCATTTCTCTATGATCCTAACTGGATAGCGGATCCGGCCGAGGCATCGCTGCCTGTTGTTTTTCTGCATACGATAACCTGTACGGAGACACAGCATAATACGACGGCGCAGAAACGGGTGGTGGTGTATACGGACGGGACGAATACTGTAAACGCCAAGCAGCTTTCTGCAATGACCGTAATTTCGGACAATAATATAAATGATCCTGTTAAATATAAACTTGAGGCCGTAATGCCTGCATCAGGATTCAGCACGCTTTTTAATCCTACTACCCAGGCACTGAATGCCGTAAGCGAGAGTTTTACGGAATCCGGATGGGCTTCCGGAGCAGCGGATGCACTGGAGGCCCTGTATAAAGCTGCGGCCACACAGTCGAATATTACAACTATTATTTCTTCCCTGCTGGGTATATTTGAGTCACTGAGTGCAACAACCCAGATAAAAACTTATATCCGGGCGGAAGTAACTGCTACACTTGCTGGTCTCGGTATAAACGGTAATTTCTTCAATTCGCTGGATATTCCTATAAATAAGAACTCGCTGTCCCGGATGGCAGCTTCCCGGCATATCCTTACGCTGAAGAACTGGGATTCATGGGATTACAAATATGTTGTCGTAACGGACAGTTCCATTGTCAAATCGGGGGAAAACGGGGATAATTATATGGTGACCCTGGAGCTGCAGGAGTTCCCTGTTATGGTGCTTTATAATGCTGCTGCAGGAAATCCGACGGGTAAATCCGTATGGTATACTGTGGCACAGGAAAAAATAAGCGGGCTTGTCAAGACTATTATGAGCACACTCGGGAGGCTGGGGACATGAGAGCGTCAGTATCAGTTACCCCGGATGATTTTGTAAACGACGAGTACATATACTACCTTTCGTCCTCTGTATATATCCGGATTATGCGGATTGACGAATGTTTTGTATATAATACAATAAATACTCCGGTGGCAGGATACTGCATTGAGGCTGTAGTATCAGATTCATCTG